TTTTAGTAGGCCCTTAGTGTATTTTAGAGGGAAGTGTTCGATGATATCACTTGCTAGTAGGTACTCAAACGTTTCGTCTTTGAAAGGTAGTTTACCTACATGAGCTCCTACATCTACACGATCCAATCCCAGGCGTTTATCTAAATTGATACATCGATGCCCGTCTTCTTTAGGATATACATCATAAGTTCTGTCTCCAGAGCCTATATTAAGAGCTAAGCTCATATCTTTTTAATCTCCTCAATTAAACGTTTTCCTATTACTTCCCAAGAAAAGTGCTCGGCTATGTAATCTTTAAGAAGTCCACCACGTTCCTTTGATTCATCTTGGTTTTCATAAACACGACGCATAAGTGATGCTCCATGGGCTACATCTGGCTCTGCCCAAAGCTGATCTCCCCGGTACCATGGGCTCCAGGGCATACCAAAAACCGGAGTAAGGGATCTATCAATCCTATAACTGATGTTATCTTTGGCATACTCCTTGGCGCCGCCATAGTTGGTAACTATGATGGGATTTCCACATGCGCCGGCGGCGAAAGGACTAAGACCGAAGCCCTCACCACGATTAAATGTTACAAAACAATCGCCGCGGGCATGTAAGCCAAGTATCTCATCTTCAGAAAGAATGTTTGGGATTAGGTATATGGGTGGGTAGTAATCCATGGGTGTGACTTTCTTTAATCGTTTAATAGTATTCCTTATAGCTTCTTTTTCACCGTCGGAATAGTCGCCTCTGTAGGCCTTAAGGACTAAAGCTACGTTATCATCCTCATTAAATTCGTACCAATATGCCTTTATTAGGGCCAATGGATGCTTACGTTCAGTCCATTGAAAGATATCATAGAACACATAAGCCTTGTCGTCTATTCCAGCTATAGGATAGGGTTTAATTCCCTTAAAGGACGCCATATTAATTCCGTGAGGTACTACGCCGATAGGAATAGTTACTCCAGAGGTCTGAAAAACCTCTTTGTTCCAGTGGCAACCAACTAAAACCTTCTGTACGTTGTCATTTATGTAACCAGGCCAATCTGGGTGAAGTTTGCTTGTCTCCCAGATGGTATAGCCAACTGAAGTTTTACCTAGTTCCTTATATTTAGACCAAAATTCAGGTGTTGTGTGGATAATGACAAGATTATAATCAATATCCCTGTTAACCAACCCCTCTAGTATTTTTCCCTCGGTGCCAAGATCAGGCTTAAGTTTTTCAAACGATATTGGGCTAATGGTGAGGGGAATTCCTTGCTCGTGGAGAGCAAGGATGTTTCCCCTTGAAGCCTTTGCATAGCCTGAATTATCGAAGCATGGAGAGACGTATTTTATACCTTTTATTTCCATAATTCCACCTCTATCTAACACATAGTCAGTTAATTAAAACTGCTCCGTTTCGATCTCAGAAACAACGTCTATTTCTTCTGTCTCACCTGTCTCGTCGTCCAGATATTCTTCGTACATTTTATCAAAAATCTTAATCCAACGATCTACGATAGGACCACTGGCGCCCCAAGACAACTCAGTAGTAACCCATTCATAAGCCGCCTCTGCTTTCTCCATAGCAGCGTCATAATCGTTATAAATAGCTAGCATCTGTCTTACCATGTCGTCTACGTCCACTAGAGGCCTTAAAACCTCATTATCGTGAGGTAGAACAGTAAACAGACTTGGGTTAGTGCCACTATCAACAAGATATCCTCTATCTTCAGAGATGGCTTCTGTCAGAGCTGTGTTCCTAGGCATAATAATAGGTGTCTTAGTGGCCATTGCTTCTGACCATGACAACCCCCAGCCCTCACCAAGAGTGGTGCTCACTACAGCATCAACACAGTTGTACAACATGTTGACAACAGTGCGTGGGTAGCCTTGATTTGGACCAAAATTCTGCGGAAAAATGACATCTTCTGCCATACTTAGACCGTAGGCCTTGAGAACTTCAGGTAGGTCCCAACCTTGATCCTTCTGAGCCATATGTAGGTACAACAGGGACTCAGGAACTTCCTTTCGGAACTCTGAAAACGCCTGAATTGTACGTGGAATGTCTTTTCTCTGCTGATTTCTGTTCAAATTCATAAAGATGAACTTGTCGGCATGCTTGCCAAAATAACGTTTTCTAAACTCTTCAACCTGTTCCTTATGTAGTGGTGAATAGTCCACAGTGTTAACCCCATGAGGGATAACATCCAGTTCTGGACACTCAGAATACGCTGCCATAGAAGCATCTCTACCAAATTCAGAGTAAGCTACTGGGTAGTCCACTGCACTGATGTTTTTAATCCACTGCTCCTTAGGTACACCATCAATAGGAAAGTAACAAATTGATTTGAATTTACTGCCTTGGGTCCTCAGATGAGGAATAAGCTCCGGTAAGAAGTCCATAATGAAGGTGTCCTGTAGGAAAAACAGGATGTCATACTCCATTTGTGGAATCATACCACAGATCTTTTTGCGGCCATAGGGGTCCTTCTGTGCATTAGTACCAGTAGGCCAGATTCTGTAGGGAAAAGTGTGGGGATCGCCCCAATAGTTGATTCCCAGTACATCAACCTGGTATCTACCAGTTGCCTGGAGTCCCTCAAAAATGTTTCGGCTGACTGTACCAAAACCAGTCGCACAGGTGGGGCTATCACAGTACGCCAACACCTTAATCTTAGGTAAATCTACGTTCCAAGATTTCTTAGGGGTCTTTTTCTTGCTTCTTTTAGCCATTTACTTAGTCTCCTTTACCTTTCTTGTCTTTTTAGTCGCCAAAAATGGCGTTGTGAAATTAACTTTGGCCGCGTTAAAGATCAGCTCTCTGTGGGCTGGGTTCTCATCAGCGTACTCATCTACTGCTCTCTTGTTTATGTTAACCATTTTAACCAGTCGTTCAAACGGTACTATCTTTGACACTATATCAAGGTCATATGTGGTCCTTGAGTTCTGTCTAATGTAAACTTCTTTGTCGCCCCATGTGGGGTTGGTTTCTTCGCGCTTGATCTTCTCCATAAGTATCATGGAGAGCTCTCTATCACGCTCCTCAAGTATCTTTTTTATGCTTTTTACGTCCTGCCACTCCTGTACAAGCTCCTCCTCTGGTAATTTGACTGCGGATTGGAACTTATAGTCAGACTTCTTACATGCCTTCTCATAGGTGGTGCAGTACTCTTTGTAGTCGCACCACGGACAGAAGATATTAAGTAGTGGTTTGGCCTCTCTCTTGGTAAAAGACACCATTTGGTCGTATAATTCCTTTACATAGTGCTCAAACTCTTCCCTCTCCTCTGGGGTCCTGTAGGTGTATAGCATCTCTGATTTAAGTAGGTCTAAACTCAGGATTATCCTCTTGTATTGAGGCCATTTGTAGCTCGCTACAAGGTCATAAATTGATAATTGGTTGTCTACCTTCATCTGATCTGCTGTAGGTGCTGTTCTTGATGTTTTGTAGTCCACAATGAGGATGGTTTCGGCGTCTATCTCTACCACCTTATCAATTGCGCCAACTAGTGGTACACCGTCTCCGGTTGTTACATCAGCTGCGCCCTTAAAACCAAACTCTATTTCCAAACCCAAAATCTTACCTAAATCAAAGGCATCTAGTCTCTTTTTCACGAGTCTCTTGCCTTCTGCATGGATAAGTTTGTCCACAATACCTTCTGTAATTGCGACAGCTTCATACTTGTCCACCACCTTTTTCTTGTCCGCTGCGGTGAATTTTTCTTTCTTCATCCAGATCTGGCCGGCCAGTTCCAACGACTCATGGACTGCTGTACCAAGTCTAAACGCAGGACTGGGTACCTTCGGCAGGTGTTCAATATAATTACACCAATACTTGTATTTGCACTCTAGGAATGAACTAATCCTCGTCGCGCTTAGTTTTATCTCTTTCTTTGCCATTTGTTATCTCCTTAATATTCATAAGATCATCTCTTAGGAAATTATAACCATCCTCGCCATGTTCGTCCAAGAAAACTACTAAAGGACCATCAACTATGACACGAGAAGCCTTTATATTTATAGTAATTATCTCCCCATCCCTATCCATATAATCAACTCTATATCTTTTCATTCTTAATTTCCTCTAATGCTAGTTTATAAAGGTCAAAAAAATCATCTGCTTTCAACGCTACATATGTTTCAGACCTATTACGTTTGAAGAACACTATGGGCTTACCACCATGCTCTTCAGCCTGTGCTAAAGCCTTCCAAATATTCAGGGCCTCGACATTTTTACACTCAATACCGTGAAAAATGAACAAATCTTTGGCTTCACCACGCAGAATGACATCCCTGCCAGACTGGCCCATAGGTCTGGACTCAATGGCGCCGTCTTTCTCTGCCGGGACATTTGTGATTTTGGATATACACTCTGCAATTTGCTTTTGTAGCCGTCTTCCCTTAGCTTTACGAGCAGCTACACTTATCGGTTTCTTTTTAGCCATTATAATTCCTCCAATGCTTTTCTCTGCTCTTCTGTTAAATCTTCGGCCTTGGGTAGCTGCATGTATAGTTTGATTACCAAGTCTCCATTGGGGCCACCGTTCAAACCAATGTGTCCTTCCCCTGTGGCGCCTACAACCTGCCCCTCGCGGACGTTTTTTGGTACCTCGAGGGTGACATCCTTGACAACTTCCATAGAACTTGCTCCCTTACAGGATTCACACTTCTTCTTGGCTGTGAAACCTCTGCCCATACAAGCAGGACAGGCCCTTGATGACCTCATAGTCATCCCTTGCTGGCGGCGTATCTCCATTATCTGGCCGACTCCCTTACAATTAGTGCAGGTTTCCTTCTCTTCTGCACCAGTGCCGCTGCAGTCTGGGCAAGCGTCCCTGAAGGAGAAATTAACCTTAAATTTGCCCCCAAAAATGAAGTAATGTATTGGTAATAGGTGCTCCATCACTATATTCTGCCCGCGGCGAGGAGCGTTGAGGTCTGGTGGGCCAGGTTGACGTCCACCGAAACCAAACATATCACCGAAGGGGAAACCGCCCATCTGTCTCATAGGATTGTCATAATCCGCACGTTTTTTGGGGTCAGATAGGGTAGAATAAGCCTCATTTATCTCCTTGAACTTCTCCTCATCACCACCGTGGTCTGGGTGATACTCCTTGGATAACTCACGATAGGCCTTCTTCAGCGTGTCCTGGTCGACCATCTTGTCGACACCTAGTATTTTGTAGTAGTCTTTACTCAAATCTCACTATCTCCCATTCAAAATCACAATCTATGCATGTATATTTACCATCATTAACATCCACTGCTGTAGAATTACATTGCAAGCATTTATGCACAAAATCAGACATCGAAGCCTCTCCGGTGGCCATTTTGTCTACTTTAAGTAGCTGTTCGTTGATGTTGTCCATTATAGCGTGATCTTCTTCGGTCATATCAGGGTGGGTTCCCATCATAAGCCCAGCGAAATCACCTAAATCCATTACACTCATCTGCGAATCATCAAACACTCCGCCATTAACTGAGCGCCACATCCACCCACAATCTGGACAGATATTATACTCAACCAAATTTGTTTCATCGCAATGGCCACATGGAAATTCTTCCTGAAAAAACGACGCTTCCTTCCCACTATCACATTTAAAGCAAATCATGTCCCTCTCCTTACTTAACTGTAGATTTAACTGCCTCGGGAGGCAGAATTTCAATAATTTGTCCTATAATCCGCGCCTCATCATCATCTAAAAGCAGTGCAATAGGAGCAAATAACTGGTTATTTGCCAGTGCTGGGTACTTATCAACAGCAAATAAAATTTTAGTCAATGACGGTAGATATATGACAGCATTGTCTTCATCATAGACCATAAAATCACCGTCTTCGGCGTCGAAAACTTCAGGCGCTATCTCAGCGTAGTTGCCTTTACGTGGTATAACTATTGTATATTCAGTTTTAGACACTCTAAATTGAAAATTACGAGCCGGAAACATAACCATAGTCGGTGTTCCTGTCTGGGGCTCGCTCCACTCACCTACTTCAATCGGTTTTCTTTCTTTCTTTTTCATAATCTTATTCCTCCACTACCATAAAGTTGTCAATAACTACATTAGTCCAATAAACCTTAGAATAACCACTACAATGACGACATTTACCATCATACGAGCGCTCTTCTATGTGTCCGTGTACTTTAATAAAAGTATCTTTAGGTAGCTCTGCTATAGCCTCAGCTGTGGCTCCCCAGGCAGCTACCTTGACGTACTGATGCTTGCCATTTCCTGTAGGAATAGCCAATTTAGCGTTAAGTAGGCTGTTATTGTTCATACCTACCGTTTTTAGGTTAGGATACTGTATTTTCCCTGTTAAACTTACAAAGTTTTCGCCGATCATTTGCTATATCTCCTATACATTACCGCTTGATACCACGCTTCGTGCCATTCTCTATGTACATTAGCCCTAGCGTTACAAGAACCACATACGGTAATTAAATTATCCGGCCTACAATTTTTCTTATTATAATCTATATGATGAATGGTTAATCTATTTGTTGTTTTCCAACAATCTGGATTTATACACACATAACCATCACGCTCTTTTATTGATTCCTTATATTCCTTATCCGCCCAGGCATCGCAGTAAGGAGCACACGAAATGCCGCCCTTCCAACTAGAATTTCCAGGGCCAGTATTATTTATTACCCAACATACACCACACCGAGCATGTCTATGATACCAACTATTCCATGTAACACTACTTATGTGGTTCTCAGGGCATCTATATTTTAATTTTATATTATCACGTATGTAATTATCAGTCAGAAGTGTGTAATTTTCAGCTTCAAATGAGGCTCTAATATCATCTATATTTAACCTTCTATTGTTAGCTATTCTCACCCGGGCACAATATAAACATCTACATCCCGCTTTCCAATCATCCCAGGTAATAGTGTGCTCGTGCCCAACTGGACATATATATTTTAATCTTTGGCGGCTATTTTTATAAACTTCAGTAATCAATTTATAGCCTTCTTTTATAAACTCAGATCTCACAAACTCTACAGTCAATTTAGCTATATGGGAACAATGGGGACATCTACATCCCTGTGACCAATTACCCCACGATACAGCATGCTCATGTTCATTAGGACAAGCATATTTTATTTTTGTATCGGCATTTACATAATTTTCAGACAGCACTTTAAACCCCTCCTCTCCAAACTGCTGCTTAATGAAATCCATTGTATGTCGCTTGGTCATTATATATACCCGCCTAAATACTCGTAAAGTTGTTCACATGAGAGGTCTGCTGGATCTAACCCCTCTTCTGTTATAAATACTGGCCATACATCCATTCTATATCGTAAGGCCTCGTATGCTACCATTGCTCCCTCTACGCCAGCGACATCACAATCAAAAAACAGCACCACTCCGTGTAGGGCATTTGAAAATAACAACTTCTGCTGACCACTAGTGATTTTTGACCCCATGACAGCCACAACATTTTTGATTCCATATTCATGTAACCTCCACACACTTTTAAACCCCTCAACCACAACTAACGGACCATCTATCGGTATGATTCTATGTAGATTATAAAGAACATTATCTTTAGAAAACCCCGGAGTTATGTAATATTTACTCGCGTAATCGGCATTTGGGCGTACATCTCTCAAACTATATGCCATGAGCTTGCCGTCTATATCCCTGATTGGGATGACATCTCGAACTAGTTTGTCTTCCGTCTTGTAGCCCCCACCTATCTCATAATAATCAAGTATTTCGCTCGAAAACCCATCATTAATGAACAGTTGTGATCTGTGCCCCATATACCCCACCAGACGCTCCTCATTGACCTTTGGGTGGACGTAAGGCTCTGTCTTAGTGTGCCCTATGAACTCCTTTTGCTCCCTTTCTCTGCGGTATTTGAGGCCTTCTATGGCTGAATCGAAGTCTCCCACTAAACTACTGAGATAATTCACTGCGCCCATGAAATCTACATGCTGCATGGCTTTGATCAAACCTATAATATCATTACCATGGATGTCGTGGCACTTGTGAGAGAAGCAAACCCACGTTTTTTTCTCCTTATTGAACCTAAAAGAGGTCGGATTGTCGCCTCCGTGGACAGCACAGGACCCGCGCAGTTCTTTGGGGGTCTCCCTTGTGACCACAATACCTAGAGACTCCACTACATACCTTGGATCTACCATATCCTTGAGATAGTCAAGTTTTATCTTGAAATTCTCCCATCTTTCGTCTTTATTGGATCTCATCATCTGAGTCGCCATAGTTTATCACCCGGTCTCCGTAGTCCACAACCTGATCTGGTGGTTCTGCTTCTTTAACTGTTAGTGTTGACTTCTTAAATAGGTAACCAATACCTTGTTCTGGGGTCATTCCACCCCGTCTTGTCTCTCTCACCACTAATTTGTACTGGCCGCCGGCATCGCCTTTGATTTCCTGCTCTTCCTCAGTCTTATACATCCACTCCATGATGGTGTCAGCGTACCGTACTATCCTATCACTGTCTGCTACAGAACCTTTACGATTAACCTGGACCGCGGTCAAGCATGGTATGTTTAATGAACCGGATAAGTCCTTCAATTTAGTGGTAACATCACCTAAAACCTGGTATTCCTTACGATTTCTCTCTATACTTGAGGAGTCTGGCTCCTTGATGTAATCAAAGACCATCAACCCTATGTCATGCTTCATTTTGTATTTTTTGTACAAAGCTGTCAGTTTGTCAATAGTGTATCCAGGCATGAATTCATGGAATAATTTGCCAGATTCTGTTAGATTAATGGCTGTCTGGATCTTATTGTAGTCTTCCTGACTGTACCCTCCATGTTTAATGGCTCGTTCTTTTACGCCCGTCAGACTGGATACGATTCTGTCCCGCCACTGGTCAAAAGGCATCTCTGTGTCAATATAGAGTATTGAGGTGGCTGGTTTAGCTATGTATGCCACGTAGTATGAGATGTTTGATAGGAATGTACTCTTACCCATCTTGGGTCGGGCCGAGATAATGTTCAATGTGCCGGGAACAAGACCGTCAATCTGCTTGTCTAATATAGGAAAGCCGGTGGATATCCCCATTTGTTTGACAGGGTTGGCCATTCGCTCCTCAATCAGCTCCCTTAAGCCATCGGACAAGTTTCTTGGTTCACGTATGGACTTACTTTCGGTGGATAAATCCAGTATTTTACGCTCTATACTACCTATTAACTCCTCACTGGTACTACCATCCTTGGCGTTCTGCTCAATCTGCTTAAGGTCGTCGGCAATAGTATAGTATAGTTTATATTTAGTACTAGATTCCAGTACATTCTGCAGATATATGTCGTAATTCTTCTTGTTTACCCTCATTTCGTTGATAGACTGTAGGTACTCTATTCCACCTATACTAGTAAGGCCACCGAACACTTGCTGTGCTGTGTTTACCACCATGGGTAGGTCAAATGCCCCAACATCTTGCTTTGATAGCGCCCCTAACAGTATGAATAGTGTACTGTGGTCAGAGTGTAGAAAGTCTTCTGCTGTCATTTTACCCACCAAATCATAGAAACTGTCCATATCTCTCAAGCAGTAAGACAATAGAGCTCGTTCGTCGGTGGGTTTACAGAACATCTCCTTCATTTCTAAATCATTCATTAACGCCGTTCCTTCCTAATAGTATATAGCTCGTTGTCTCTGCGCGTGAGTTCACGTTTGAATGCAGATATGAGCTCTGTTACTGCCTTGTCTATCCCATCTACTTTTACCAAATCATATCTTAGCGTTTGTAACTTATCATTCATGGTCGATGACTCTGGATTACTTCGAATTAAATATTCCCGCGCCGCAGTCTGAGTCTTATGCTCTTTAAGTATATCTTTAGTCATCCATGTGGACATTAGAAACTCAAGATCACTCTTTAAATGGTTAATTTGTGCCTTTGTCTCGTTAACCTGGTACTTATAGTATATCAGCCATTGACTAAGTGCTATGACATATTGACTCAATGTTGAGTCTGTTATACTATTTAGATTTTTCACGTTAAATGACCAAATTTCGTTTATTAGATCATCACTTGGCTGAACCTTAGTAAAAGATAATACACCTTCGTCCATTTGTCAACCCCTTTATGAAACGTTTTCGTCCTTTAATCGTTCTTTTAATGGCCGGAGATCATACATACCTGTGCAAAATATAGCATGCTCTACCAACCCACCCTTATCATCGTATACTGGTAGAATATTCCCCTCCATTGGCACACCTTGTCCGTTAGGAAGGATGTCTATCTGTCTACACATTAGACTGAGATTACAATACCTACACTCTCTAACAATTGTACCATCGTCAAGGCATACAAAGTCGTCGCAGTCCTTGTGATACTTTACGGAGTCAGGTGTAACACCATCTACGCGCTCTTCGTTGGGAATATTTATCAGCATTTTACTCATTTGATCTCTCCTTAGCAATAGCTAAAACACGTCTCAAAAATTCTGCGGCTTCAGACCAGAATTCATTATCATCAATCACAGCGAAGCCATCTGTTAATTTAATGCTCATTACATTTTCACAACTCCAACTATTGTTATCAAGTGGGATTAGTTCGCCTGTAATGGGTGTGTAATCCTCTTCTACGATCATTAATAGTTTTAAATATTTTGGTTTACTCATAGAAATGCCCTCCCTCTAAAACTTTGTTGAGCTTCTTACGCACTAGAGCTTTAGTTATTTTTTCGTTGTAATTGAAACGTACGAGACACTTATCATTCTCCTCTACGTACTGTATTTTGAGGTTATCGCGCATTTTTTGGGCGCTAAAGGTGGCCTTATCGCCGTGAAAATGTTTGACAAACTCAGTGTGCTGGCGGCCTTGTACTTCTATATATATCCCAAGTTCTTTCACAAAGAAATCAAAAAATAGCTTCTGTCCCTTATAATTTATATAAATCTCCTCGACAACTCTATTTGCTGAGAGCTTAGGGAACATATCATTCAGGATATCACCTATTTTATTAGCTATTTTGCTCATATATCTCCGTTAATCCTACCATATCTATTACTCTGGCACGAATTTCATTGTACATCTTGGCGTTATCCTCTGCTTTAAGCGCCAACAGGCACCTACCTTGTCGATAATACCAAGATCTATACCTAATTTTAGTATCTCCCAATAGGTGTCATAGCCCTTACCATATATCAAATTGATCTCTGTCTTCTTGAATGGTGGTGCTAATTTGTTCTTTACGATCTCAAACAGCGTAGTGTGGCCGATGATTTCACCACTCATGGGGTCTGGTATCCGCCTTGCCTTAGCTTCGGGACCTCTGACAGATATCCTTCCGGTGGTATAAAACGCCAGCGCTTCGCCGCCGGTGGTTGTTTCAGGATTACCATATCCACCAATCTTCATTCTCAATTGGTTGATAAAGATAATTAAACAGCCGGCGCGATTAGCGATAGGGGTCAGTCGTCTTGTGGCTTTGCTCATTAGTCTAGCGAGGAGGGCGATATGATCGTCGCCTATCTCTGCAGCTGCCTCGTTGCTTGGTATCAAAGAGCTGACACTGTCCACAACTGCTATCTTATAAGCACTAGATGACACCAACATCTCTAAAACATCCAGATTCTCTTCACCATTATAACCCTGCACTAAGTCTAGGTTTTTGATATCTACACCATAATTTTTGAACAACAGTGGGTCAACTGCATGCTCAGCGTCTACATAACAGCATTTCATTCCGCGTTTCTGGCCCTGTATTACGACATTGGCAGCGAGTGTAGACTTGCCACCACTGTTGGGTCCAAAGATCTCATATAGACGGCCTAGTGCCATACCACCGCGGCCCAGGGCTACATCTAAACTGATAGAACCAGTAGATACTGTGGGAATTACCATGTCTTCATGATCACTAAGCTTGCTGATTACCTCACCATATTTCTTAGTGATTGCCTTCTTAATTATATCTAGATTGTCTGATTTAATCTCAGGTCTTGCTTTCTTTTTTGCCATATTGATCCTCCAATTTTTTTTGGCATGCTGCTAACTCCTCTAAAGAGTAGCCCATTGTATATTTTTTTTCGATACGTTCAGTCATTTCGTCTACTGATTTTTCTGTTGCTGCTAATTTATCCTTAGTTATTTGATCGTTAATTATTCCTATTGCCCGTTCAGTTATCCATCCCATCTCTGCCTGTCCAAATATACCAAAAGTTGGTGGTGTTTCAAACTTAAACACGTCTGGAGTTCTAAAAACGGTCTTAACTATTAAAGCACACTGCTGCATTGCATCGTAGCGACTAATCTTATCAGCCTCCATGCGTTTTTCAATGAATGCCTTGGCAGTTGCCCGGTCTCTCTTTTTATTAGAAGATGGAAGTAGATGCTTTTCGTATGAATTATTCAGATCACTATAGAACGTGGAGATTATTTCATCCAATTTAGTTATCTTTACAGGATAACTCATTGGTGGTCGAACACCATAACCTTGTCCCTTTAAAAATTTGACACACACCTCGGTTGACTTATCAGTGAATATCTTCTTATTACCAAACAAGTCTCCCTGTTGGGATGCCGTTAGTAATCTTTGCATCTCACCCAAAAACTTATCAAAATCCATTACCTTCTCCTGACCGGTGTAATCAGTGCTGATTGATCCATAAAGTTGCCGGAATCAAAGACTAGAACTCCATCGTCGTCGGAGAATTTTATCATGATCTTGTCATCTTTAATAACTTCTATGGTCTGAATCATGTATTGTCCGTTGACATCTATAATAAATTCACCAGGAAAATCCACCTGGCCATCATAAGTGAACTCAGCCACATCGCAACTCAATATCATTTTACCTTTAGATAAGGAGAAAGTGAGGCGATAGTTGTCATCTGGGTTCAAAATGTCAGCAAATGGTAGGAGACTACTCATTAGAACCTCTTTATCTAATATGATAGAGTCCTCAGCTGAACCTAAGATGGTTTTATAGTCTGGGAATTCATGTCCTATGATTGTCTGGCCCCAAAAGATCACACCATCGAAAGCCGCCTTGACACTACGATCATCAAACTCAAACGCTAATTGATTCTCTGCATCGACAACTCTACGCAGTCCCATGATGAAATCGTACCGTAAAAGGAACATGCCCTCGTCTAGATCACTGATGTTTTTGACTTTATATTCAGAAAGTCTCTGGCCATCAGTGCCTACGAAGCATATTTCATCCTTGGTAAACACCACATTCATTCCTTGTAGAAATGCACGTGTGTCTGACGGATTTATAGCGTATAGCACCTTGCTGGTTGCCGTCCTAAAAATATTTGAATTCAGCACAAAGTTAGGTTTACTAAACTTTTTAGGTTCACGTATCGTATAAACGTCGTAAACCTTTAGTTTCAGGTTTCCCTTAGAAATCTTGCTGTTCTCATGGGTATTTACAACGGAAACGTTAAGAAAATTGTTGGTGAGATCAAAATGAAAATCCTTTACGCCGTCTTTATCATTCCAGACATGGAACGACGACACAAAGGACTTGACTTTGCCGTATTCTATTACGGCCGCGCCGGGCACCTTAACCTCTGCTTTGTTGGAGGTAAAGGATAGCGCTGTGGAACCATTGTTCGATAAGAATGTAATAATACCATCTTCGGCTGCTGTTATAAGTACCATACCAGTTGAATCTAAGACGTTTACCTTGGCGGTAACGCTCAGCAACTTGATGGCCTTCTGCAGGTCACCAGTCTCAATAGAAAAATCCATATGTTAAATCCTTTCAGTTAATTCTACAAATTTTATGGTCGTGTAGTTCGGCCTGTAAATAATATAATCATCAATTTCTATTTGTCAAGGGCAAAATTAATTTTTTTTTATTTTTTCCTGAAATAAATATAATCATTCTTTTTGATTTGTCAAGTTAAAATTCTAAATATCCTACTCCATCATCTGTATATCCAATCACAACGTCAAACGAATGTTCTGTCTCTCCTACTATATCTGAGGTTAGATTATTACTGGTTGAATAGTATCTTGTGGCTCCAATTCTAGCCGATATATTATTTATTGCCATAGGTGCTATTGAATTTATATATGCTCCCAAGTTCTGTACTGGCTGTGTAGTTACGTACCATATTGCATAGCGCATTGCTTCATCTACATCATCAAAATGACGCATGTCGTATAAATATTTAACCTTGTGCAATCCCCTGTCTAACCTCCGACTGGTCGCTGGTGAATAATATGATGCAACTTTAGTTACAAAGTGTGTATATCTGTCTACCTTCGCGACAACATCACTCCCTGAACTATAAAAGTAATCCTTGACTATGGTCTCGAATGATATATCGACGTCTTCATAGTCTGACAAAACCTGTGTGTATGTGGTGTCGTACACGCGCTCTTTGCCCTTCCATGTCTCAAAGTCATAAGGCTGTACGTCTATTGCATTTATATAAGCCGGAAGGTCTCTTGGGTGTCTTTGCGGAGTAATACTCGCTCCCAAACTCAGGCCGGCGCGGAAAACTGACAGGCTAACAGCGAATTTATCTTCTGTTCTAAAACCTATCGCGGCTATACTTATATTAATAGGTAACTTATCCTGTACTGTTGTGTTTAAAGCATAACCAAACGATGCTCCAAGGTTTCCCTGTGCCCAGGCAAAATTCTTCGGATAAATGTATGCACCCAGATTGGCCTGAAATACCGGACGTATAAAGGAAGCCAAATCTCTGAAATCTGAATAGAAACATGGTATACTAATCGTTGCTGATAAGTTTCTGTTCTCCATTGTAACCACTGAAAGTATACCTGTCAGGCGCATTCTCTTTGGATAAATTTCAGCAGTAAGATTTTTTAAGTCCTTTCCGGGATCGATGTAGGCTGTTAGGTTCCTTGCCTGTTGGATTGCCAGTGACGCTGGAAGATTCCCTATTCCCTGAGTTACTAAAATAAAAGCGGCAAGATTTCCATGTGGTGGTAATAAATTAGAAATAATATTGGCCGATAGATCTTTAGTTTTCCAAGGACTTGCAAAAATAGAAGCTGTCAAATTCCATGGATAGGCTGCTGGATACAATACAGCCGAAAGGTCTTTAGTGTCCCAACCATATATAAAAGCGGTCATATCCCGCGGTACTACTGGAAATAAATATGCTGGCAGTTGAGCCATAGAAGTGGCACGGATGAATGCATTCAAATCATCTATATCATATGAATGTACGAATGCTCCTAGATCATATGTTGCTTCCCTAACCCACCCCTTAATCAATGCTCTTATACTTCTGGGGCGGTGAGTACCGATAATAGCAGGTAGGTTTCCAAGCCCGCCTGGTAATATATAGGCACTTAAATCTTTAGTGTCCCAACCATAAATAAACCCAGGTAGATCTCTCTGCGGCCATGGTTTTATATACCCACTTAAATCTTCTGGTAGATGTCCGCCTATCTCAGCTGGGAGGTGAGCAGAGAACAAGACACGTATAGAAGCTGGTAGTTCCCTGTAGTCAAACCCCCGTATATAGGCAGATAGATTCTCTGGATCATGCTTGTCTATAATGCCGCCAAGGTTGCCAGGTAAATGGCCGCCTATTATGCCGCCTAAATCCACTTCCTGTGTGGCAAAATCACCTATAATTTCAGCTTGCAAATTAGCATAGACCACACCACCTATCCAAGCTGGTAGATCTCCGGGGTAATGGCCGCCGGCGCTAACACCTAGATCTCTAATACCACCATAATGGCACTTACCTTTAATTATCTGAACACCATGGGTACTGTAACCAACTATATAGTGTTCACAATATTTAAGAAAGGTAAATGTTTCATTGTGAAATGGCTGTAGTAAATTTATTTGTGCCTGTATTTCAGCAGACCACGCGGGCATAAGTTCTCCTTATGGGGTATCTACATTTAAATCTACTGTGTCAGTATTGGTTAACGTCTCTTCTCCACGGCCTCCATATGTCTGGGTATAATGGTCGTACAAATTTTTGCTGCTTAAATCTAAAACAGATAACGCTGTTCCTGGTCCCCATGACAGGGTGTACATCTTCCCATTCTCTCGGCTGGCGTCAGAGTCTGCCCATATAGCCGTGAATATATTTGAAAAACCAGCCAATACATAAAAAACAGCTAGAGCAAAATCGAAGTCTGCGTCGAGCGGTGGTCTGGGTGTATACCCAGCCAAATCAAAATTAAAATCAGCATCATCCGCTACCGGCGGTACATATTGATCGGCCATTTTTCCTCCTATATTGGATAAGGTTCCATCTTACCTAGTATCAAGTCATTATAATCTATTGGTGGATCATCGTCTCTACATATTATGTAATGGGCACCGCTATATGTAGTTTCCAAGTGATATAAGCCAGTTCCGCTGGCGGAGACAGTAGAATCCATCAATTCATGCGTATCAGCCCTAAAACAAGCCACATCTCTTATTATAGGTACACCTTTCTCAGTAACATTACCTTCAAAGTAGTGGGTTTTATATGCCGGCCACTGTACCCATTGAAACCATCCATATGTAGTTCCCCCTTTATCATATCTGCTACAGGTTATGGTGCTATCATCTGTAAGCTCGAATCTTACATTTGCAGATCCTACATCGTTAGCGCCGGTAGCATCTACTCTGTTGATATCTCCCGCTATGGTGGGACAAACCATCGCCCTATCTAAATCAAGGGGTTGATCATTTACTATGCTCTTAGTTTCTGATGTAGTACCTGTTGACATATCAGTCCAATAGCCGCCCACCTTAACACCTATTTTGGGGTTAAATTCAACCATTTCAAGGTGTCTATCAGTTATAGAATTACTATTAGTCTGCCTGTTCCATTGAAATCCGTGATCTGGTCTGGGAAATAATCTCAAACAAGCCCTATCGGGAAAATAATTGGTTACATCATTAGAGTAAGAACCTTGAACAAATCTATGTGTATTGCCACTGTCGGCATAATGAAAATTACCATAATCATAAAAATTAGTGCCTGTTTGGCTGCCAGTGTCTACACGTTTAACATACCATTGGTCTTGTAAGCACTCTACTAAATATACAGTCAACCAAACTGTGCCAGACGAACCATGGCGTCTAAATGTCAACAAGCTACTGGAAGTAAATTCTGCCGTTGTTAAAGCGTCGTTCCAATCATCCTGATAATTATCCACAGAGTAACCAAACCAAATGAAAGTTCTATTTGTTACAACCGGCACGGGTATAGTTATAGTGGCACTAGTTCCTGTCATATATTTAAAGAGTCTTTGTACCTTTACCTGTTCAGGATCAAATTCTACCAAGTATATAGTTTCATCTAAATTTCCGGTGCCGCTTTTGCTGCTGTCTGAATAGGATATTACCTTGGAGTTTACAGTATCAACATAGTGGTAGCGCATAATTCTTGTCATTTCACCGTCATCAGCGCTTACTCGCCAACTAGCAAACGGTACACAATTTTCTGGCCGTTGTCCCTTTGTCATATAATGCGCTATTATCCTACCAGCACCATTATATTCACGCTTTTCTATAGATCTTACCAAAGACATAGTGTCATTTAATCCTGTAGGTATATTATAATCCTCATCAGCTTCGGGGTTAGCATACCCTAACCAGTTGACAGCACAACCATAAGAGCTATACAGAGTTATTCCTACTGTGGCCTCTCTTCTATTCTCTACTTGAGTGTTACTATTTATCAATTTATACGTATGAAAAACACCTCTCATATCATCAGATCCTGCGCCAGAGCCTCTACCAACATCGTTCTGCATGATATTAATCGCGGAAAGAGCATCTTCATGTCCGAGCCAGAGGGTAGTAACGTTGTGAGTAGATAGTGTGGTTGAAGTGTCAAAATTTACTGCCATTACTTGAGTACGATATCTCATATCCAAAAATCTTACATTCTGTGAGGCAGCATACATAGTATCAGCTGATGTCTGTCTGTTGATCCTAGGAGCTCCGCCTGACCCATACGAATATGCTCTTGCTGTGCCTCTAGCCACATCATAACTATCATTAGATACAGCATATGACATTAAATACATACTGGAATAATACCAACCATAATTATCTGTGTACCACTCGTGCCCAGTGTCAGTAAATGAATTAGTATTATGAGTTACTCTAAAATTATCTCCTAGATCTTCTATCACATAATAATAACCAACTAAATTATTCCCAGCGTCATGTCTGTATAATTCTATAGTATCTGTAGCTGTAAATCTGGCACGAATTGAGCTTCGGCTCCAGTACGTGGCTTCATTGCATTCCATACTATATAATATAAACGCTTTTGATGTGCCAGATACAGCAGATATAGTTGGTGTCGTGGTAGTTGTCGCCCACATGAGCCACTGGCCGCTTTGTACCCTAACTTGGTCTGGATAAAATTCTACTACACTTATCTCTGCTATACGAGACCCGCCGGCATCAGTGCAATGACCTACTAATACCCCAGGTTCCCTCAACCAGACTACAGCCTTGCTTTCTCTTATTTGATTACCAGTACCACTTCCTCTAACTGATACAAACACAGCACAATTAGACACATCTTGGCCCTTACTTAGAACTATCATGTCCATATAAGCACCAATTGTCATGGTAATATTCTCCACGGACTTGACAAAGGTGTGGTCTGGATTTAGAGGGCTTGGGTTAGTACCGGTATAGGGCGATGTTCCGGCCCAATCCACTACAGAATAGGCTGTGTAACTTGCCTGGCCGCCGCCATCTGAATTTCTTTCGTATTGTATAGCTGTAGTGCTAGTAAGTTTTACAGACATCCACAAGGAATCTATTTGTGTTGTTGATGTTGTGTTGCCCCTACACTGTCCCATAGGCACTGTAACAATAGGACAGGAGGTGTTCAAACTACAAGGTAAATGTGTGCCCACGCTGCCCACTAGAGTAGGAGTTCCTACACCTAATTCTCTATTTTCTACCACATATACTTTGCTCTCATCAAGAAAAGTTATGAATTGCGTATTATACCATGTAGTGCCCCCTGCTGTATTCTTATCACACTGCCACAAACCAGCAAAATATGGCCAAATCCTAGCAGTCTGTCTATTATTCCACCCATCAGCTGCATTGTCAGAGTTAGTGTAAGACCCTATACAAATAGTCTTACTTAAATCAAAATAGCCTTGATTTGGATTAGACGGTGCCCTACGACTACTTGTTCCAGTGTAACTACTATCCTGGTGATTAACGGCAAAATGATCATTCCCTGCGCTGATGTCCTCGAATAGAAAATAGTGACCTGTTACTGTTCCGCCGGTAAGGTATCTATACATATCTACCTGCGTACCATTTGATGATACCCGTCCCCTGACCATATGGATACCCCAGCGCCGTGTACCGGAAGAAGACCACCAATAGTGAACCATGGCCGTTTTGGTTTGTGTGAAACTTGACGGGGTGTTGTAAGTAGTAGTAGCTGCGGGCGGCAAAGCAGAAAAAGAGCCTTGTTGTACTTTAACTTCGGCAGGATCAAACTCCACAACATAGCATTTGATATACATACTACAACTACGAGTTTCATTACGTTGAAAATTAACAATACCAGAGGCCACAGTGCCACTAAACCACACATCCATACAGTGACTGTCCATATAGTCACTACAACCATGTAAAGTCATGAAAGGCACACAATCGTTGTAGTTCTGATTTTTAGTTAAGTTTATATTACTTGTAGTACCAGTCTGTGTTATTTCCACAAACTCAACTGATTTTACCATTGATGCCATAATGAATACCCCTTATGCTGTATAGTAGGTGTCTCCCTCGTCTAGTTCTTCGTCTATAACGAAGATACCACTTGTGGTGGCCACGAATATAGTGTTAGCTGCTCCTGTATCTGATGTTCCCTCTGTTACAAATATGTCAAGTATATCTGTTCCTGGGTTAATGAGAAACGTTCCTGTTTCATAGAACTTATCTGGGTCCGTCCAATTACTGCCTGTTGCATTCTTTTTATTTATCTTCCAGGTTCTTCCATCCCATGTTACATAGTACATTGTGCCAGAGGCAGTTATGAATACTTTTCTGGCTAATTTTGTGGCCGTGCTGGCAACCTGGGCCGTGCTTCTATAATTAACACCAGAAGCAGTGCTAATTAACATGTGGCCATTGTTACCATGTATATATCTTACTTGATCTGATAGTATATCTGGCTCGTTTAGATAATCTGTTAGGCACACTGACAGTTCATATGGGCTAATTGTACTGCCACTTATACAGGTCTTCTCAATGTACTTGATGCCACTGGCCGGCGTAGCCAAATAAACTCCGCTGACACTGGCCCAAACAGAAGTAAAACCATCCGCGTAGGTTATATGTGCGTACGCTAGTTCAGACTCAAAGTCTATTATGTTTAGACCGTCAGTAGTGGCTGCGTACACATAGGTACGATCAGTCCATATCTGCTTAAGCAGATAGAATGGATCTGGCTGTACTGTCCATTCTTGGTCAGCGTACTCTATCCATTGATCATTATTTTGGCCCGTCCAGCCCATTTAAGCCCCTCGTTTCCAAAATTCTGCTACTGTATAAATTTCAGGTGAATCTCCTGGAAAAATATCACTATTACCATTACCAAATCCATTATCAACTCGTGTAGTCTGGCAGGCGTGCTGTACTTCTAAACTCTCAACACCACTAATTGTAATTTGCCCACGTATAGTAGAAAAATTAGACACAGAGTCTGCTAATGCCGATCTCTCAGGAGTACCATACATAATTACCCCAGAAGTGGTAGCATTGTATAATCTAGCTTTGTGGTGATCTATTCTGTACGCAGGAGCTGTTATACGGTATGTATAAATTCCCGGCTCCAATACTATTTGGTTACTTAATAAGCTACACGTATTGTCATCATCATAATTTATAGTATTAAGATCTCTAGTTTGCCAGGCGCCGGAAGTAAATGTCCCTCCCTCTGTGGCAGAAGATTTAACATCGGACATCATACAATACGAAGATGTACCACTCCCAGATACAGTAGTCCATTCTACACCAGAGGTGGTGGAGATTAGATATTTACCCTCATCATATGTGGCTGGGGTGTCTGTCAGTCCAGAGAATGTAGTAGATCCTACATCATATATGGGTAGAGATATGTTTGTTCTTTTGTATACCCTAATATAACCAGTCATATTTTGTAGCGTGAAAAATCTCATACTAGTTACTTCATCCGCAGTATTAGTCCAATATGACGAAGTTAATGTATTTGTAGCATCAGCAGCATCTACCTCTGTTCTGGTGTCTATATCCATCATTGATCTAGTATTACCAGATTTCAGACGTAACGACGCTGTTCCCGTACTATTTCTGGTGGTATGTGGTCGACCAAACTGCAAAGCATTTGAAGATGTTTCCTTGACACCATCAGCCTGATCATTTATCTGGAATAGATAACTGTAATAATAATTCCCGCCGGTACTATCTTCATTTAGTTGAATCCATACCGAGTCTGAAGCAGCGGCGTAAGACATGTTGTATCTAATTTCCCACTCATCATCGGTGTTGCCTTGTATACCAGAGAATGTAACATCAAGGGTTTCGTTATTTAGGTTATATTCCGCTACTAGCTCAAGAGCTTCATAATCTGTGGCCACCCACGTGCCTGAAAAAGTAGGTGTTTCTATAGTAGTCCACTCTACACCAGAGGTGGTGGAGATTAGATATTTACCGTCATCATAAGTAGCAGGGGTGTCTGTTAAGTCTAGTAAGGATTGTTCATGTGCTATGATTGTCTGCCAATCACCGCCTAGTAAAGTCAACATTTCAACCTCTGTTATGGCGGTAGCTGGGTGCCCATTACCTACAGTTATATTTATTTTATGATATAAAAATGGTTGTACATTATCATTTATAGTCCATTCATGCCAAGTAGCTGACCAGGAAGTATAATTAGTTACCGTCAATAAAACAGTTTCTTCACCTAAAAAGGCTCCGGTATTAGAACCCTGAAGCTGGAAAGTTTTTGCCGCCTGCTCAAAACTATCGGGTCTTGGATATATCCTTAATCTATTAACTACAACCGGAGAAGTGAATTGATATTTTAACCAATGAGGAAAAGAACTATTCTCGGTACCCCACATGGTTGCAAGTGAGTCATCAAATGCTTTGCTGGGGGTCCAATCAGACCATTGAGAATTTCCTCCTGTTGCCGTGCCGCCAGTACAGAGGTCTGTACTATATGTGTAACCACTCTCCGCCGTTCTTTTATACACATCTTCATTATCTTCATCGATATAGAAATCTCCGGACTTTCCTAGTGCGCCGGGTGGTGCCCCATTACCTGAATACATAATCCCATCTACAGACAGCAACTGATCATTCAAATAAATATACCCTCCATCAGTTGTTAATCGTGTATTTCCTATATATACGGTGCCTTCCGAGGTGTAGATATCATTACAATGAATATCTCCTGTGCCTGATATAGTGCCCGAACCAAAGTCCCATGGTACATAAGCAACGTGGCTGTGGTCATCGGTGCCGGAGGTAGGCACAACAGCAAACTCAGTGCCGGATGCTGTAGCATTTACTCTAAGAAACAATCCTTCCGATCCTGAATATGTCACGGGAGTATCTGTCAACTCTAGAAATGAAGTGGCCGCTTCTGTAAATTCAATACCGGATGCTGTGGAATCTACTCTTAAAAATAACCCCTCTGTCCCTGAATATGTTGTAGGAGTATCGGGAAGAGATAAAAATGTTAAACCTAAACTAGCGCCATCTAACACGCCGCCCTGACCCTCTACACCTCCCTCATGTGTATGGTCTGGGAAACTGCCCGTTTCTCCGGTCTGTGTAACACCATAAAGAGCTGAGGTGAGTGACGCAGTGAGATCTGATTCATCTATAACTACTGTGGTATACGGAGAAGAATATGAAGATGATACAACTGAGGCGTACTTTATACCATCCAAACCACAATCTAACTTCACTCTTCTGCTGGCGTTAAACTCCGCGGTCCTATCGTCTAGAACTTTGAAGCTGTTACCACTTATATATATAGCATCCATAACTAACTCCCTTTATTTAACATTAAAATCAGCTACAGCACCTGATACTGTAGTGTATTGAATCAGTGTTTCGTGCTCAATAGTACTAAATT